CCGGTAAATGTTCTGACCCGATAGCATTGTCAGCTATTTTTGTAGCATCCACGCAATCAGCAGATAGGTGAGAAGTGTCCACACTTCCGTCAACTAGCTCACTACTATCAACTGAGTTCGCTGCTAGGTGAGTAGCATCAAGAGGACTACCTGCTATAAGACTTTTGATTTCTGATACTGTCTGATCTGCGGTTGCACCTGCTTCTATAGCATTTAGTTTTGTGTGGTCTGCATCAGTAAAGACATTAGAATCTGTGGCTGCTTCTACTGCTGTTCTTATCTCAGCGTTAGTTTGATCAGCAGTTGCACTTGCTTCAATACCATTTAACTTTGTATGGTCAGCATCAGTAAATACGTTGCTATCACTAGCACTCTCTACAAGTGTTCTAATCTCTGCTGCGGTTTGGTCTGCTGTGGCACTAGCTTCTATTGCATTTAACTTAGAATGATCTGCGTCTGTAAAGACATTACTATCAGTTGCTGCTTCTACTGCTGTTCTGATTTCTGCATTTGTCTGATCTCCTGTAGCTCCTTCTTCTATAGTTGCTAACTTATCTGTAATTTCTTGTTGAGCAAATAATACCTGGTCACTATTATTATCTAAATCTATTTCTGTAAGAACACTACCATCTTGAAAATCTACCTTCTTAGCACTTATATCAGTATCTCTTTGAAACCTTATTGCAGCACCATTAGCAGGGGTATTACCACCAGTGAAGGTAAGAGTAGACCCACTGATTGTATAGTGTGTGGTTATGGTTTTGGTAACACCAGCAACTGTTACATCAATTTCACTATCAGATAAAAAAGAAAAAGATATAGCAAAAGCAGTAGTGCTTCCATTCCCAGTATGGGTAGTTAGGGATGATGCGGTGTTAGTAGCCATGATTAGTCTGTGTTAATGTCTTCTAATGTTTTAAGTATATCGTCATTGTTTTAAGTTTACCTTGAACCACGACTTTGTACTTGTAGTTCTTGTCTTTTCTTTTCTTTTATATATGCAGGTGCTTTAGATTTTGCTCCTCCTTGTTCATCTTCTAATTGAAAAAGTTTTAATTTTGCTGTTCCAATATACGGAGTTATTATCTTCCTTAACACTGCTCTTAAATCTCTAGATGTGTTTACTCTATCAGTTAAAACTGCTGTTGTATCAATACTAAATTCTTCGTCAACTTCTCCATCATCAATAAAATCTAAAAGTTTTAAAACTTCCTTATTTGTTCCTATTGGATATAGTCTTTGATATACAGTTTTACCATTATCACTTTCAACACCATTATCATCTAGTTTAGTTGAATGTATAAATTTCTTTAAATTTCTGTACTGTGGTGAACTAAGAAGAATACCTCCTTCTGCTGAATTTCTAAATAGATGAGCAGGTGGTGGTCCTATCTTTGATCGGCTTCTTAGCATTAAACTTACAACAGGATCATTTATAGATGCTCCATGATAAAGAGTATTCATACCACTGTTAGGTCCAAAGTTTTTAGGATATTCCAAAAGTTGACCTGTAAGCCAATGTTCTTCGGGTAGTATATCTGTTTTAAATGGATTGCTCGATTCTATTTCTTTAAACATTTTTAATACTACTTTTTTAGTAAGAAATTCAAACGGTATTTTTTCTTTTTGTCTTTTTAAAGTTCCGTATGCAGGGTGATCTTTTGGAATAGAAGTACCATCGTCAAATTTTGTCCTAATCTCTTCTTTTATGTAATCTCCTTTTTGAATTGATTTATCAGGTCTAAAAAATCCTTTTAATTTTTTACCTGATCTAGGATCAATATATGTATATTCTCTTTTACTTAATGCTCTTCTTAATGACACATCAGGTATTAATGATGAATTAAGATAATTTGCTATAAAATTAGGAAAAGCATCAGGTTTGTTTTCAATAATATCAAAGCCTTTTTGTATTGATTCAAGCATTGGCATATTTAAAATGTCTCTAGCTAAAGCTGTTGACATTACTAAAGCAGCATTTTTTTGATCATCATCACTTAGATATTTACTATATGTACCCCACCACCCTGCTGCTCTAAATATAGAACTTATTGGATCAAGACCAATTCTTCCAACATCAAAAAAGTAATATTTAGGTTCTCCATCTGGACCTAGTTCTGGTTCTTTTGTTTGTGGATTTGTAATTAAAAATCTTAAAGCATATCCAATATCACCACTGTATTTTCTTATCTTATCTTGAACCCAATTAGGATCATTACCATCAACTAAAGCTATTTTTGCAAACTTATCACCAGCAGCAATACCTAAACCTATAGCTGTAACCCATATCCCACCACCTGTTCTTGTTACTCCTCTTGCTCTTGCTGCAACAGCAGGGTCAGCACTTTGTAATTGTTTTCTGTGTGTATCTAACATTCCTTTTAACGCAAAGTTGTTTGTAAGCTTGGTTGCTAGTGGGGTATTTCTTAGCAATGTTTGAGTTAGATTTAAAGGTGAATTTATAAAAGGTAGTAAAGGTTTCCAACCAGGATGTTTAAAAGCATTAGCAAACTTATTATCAATTCTCGTGGTAAAGGTACGATCAGCAGCGTAATCAAGAGAATCTCTTATCTTTAAAAATAAGTCTTGTCCTATTGCAACTGCTTCACCATCAGGGCCAACAAAGGGTTTAAAGTCAGTAATATCTTTTAAAGCAAGATCTAACTCTTCTCCTTTTTTAGCAATCCAATTAGTTCCTAGTTCAAAACTTTTATCAACATATTCATCTAGAGCCTTGCCATCTAATCCTCTTCTTAATCCATCTTCTACTAATGACCCTTTTAAAAACATTCTGAAGGAAAGTTGTTTATTGTATTCATCTTCTGCTAATAAAGCTCTTGTGCTTTTTCTTATAAAAGTTCCATAAGTATTTACAAGGTCAGGCACAAGACCTTTCTTTATATATTTAGCCATATCTTCGCCAGTACTTATCTTTTGTAATCCATCTCCATCATAGGTTCCTCCTTGCATTGAGATAGCAAATCTTTGTGTAGGATCACTACCAGAATCTACAATCATTCTTGATTTATCTAGAATATTTCTTTCTTCTATAAATGCTTGCCCTGCAAGTTTTAAGGCATCTCCTTGAGCTTGCTTAAACATAGCAAACTCTGCCATAGCTCTTCTAAATAAAATTGGATCTAAACCTTGTCTAGATATAGAACCTGTTAATAAATCTGCTGGCCCTTTGATTACGTTAATCATAGTACCAATGGTATTTCTAGCATGAGTAGCAGGGTTAGAAAGAATACCGTTTATAAATTGTTCATTGCTTATCTTTAATAGTTTCATACCAAAACTATCTTTTACTAATTTTTGAAGAACAAATGGATCACCATGAGCAGCAGCTAGCTTACTTGCAAAATCAGCAAACCCTTCAAAATTATCTTCTTCTAAAGCCTTTAATACATCATCTTGGGAAAAGTCTAAACCTTTAAATGTATTATCTATATCTTCAGCTATATCTCGTATAGTTTCAGATCCACCACCTTTTAAATCATCTAATTTTTTTGCTTGTATATTGCTTGCTGTTACTTCTCCTGGTGTTTGACCTGTAACTGGATTCGGTGCATTTGCTAACTGTCTTGCTCTTAAAGCTCTAGCTACTACGCTACCTACTTTTTTATCACCAACAATCATTCTGTAGAAATTAATTGTTTGAATAGCTAATTTCTTTTTAAGAATTAAAGCTTCTTCTGATCCTATTGGTAATGTTTTTAATAATTTACTACCATCACTTAAATTCACAGCAAGACCAGAGATTCTTCTAACAGAAGCAGCCATAAGTACAGGTAGTTTAAGAGTATATTTTTCAGCAAATTTTGTTATCTCTTGAATTACTTCTGGTTCTAAGTAATCATCTGCATCCTCAATCAACATATCATCAGTAACTTGTCTTGAATAACCAGGATAAAATTTATCAAGTTCGTTCTGATAAGCAGCTTTTATTCTTGCGACATCATCTGGATTATCACTAAAAATGTTAAAATTCTGTCCTTCTATACCTACAGGTTTATCAGTCGTTTGAAACTTTTGTTTACCTTTTGTACTTCTTACTTTTTTTCTAGGTGTTAATACAACATCATCTGTCTTTGTAACTACATCATCTGCTACTGGTGCTATATCTATTAAATCGTCACCCTTACTAAGGGCTTCATCCATTCCGTTGTATTTTCTTATATTAGAAAACTTATTAAATCTTGATTGCCTTAAATTAAATATTAAATCGTTTGCTACTTTTGGTGCTTTTTTAAAATTCTCTACAACATCTACAAAAGCATCTGCAACTTTTTTAGGATTTAAAGCTGCGTCAAAAGTCTTATTAACTATTTTTGCAGTAAGACCACCTTCAATAAATTTTTTAATAGTTTCTTTTGCTACGTTAGATTCTTCTTCTGATTCTGCTGCTAACAGGTTTGTTACAGGATTTGCAAGGGGTGTGTCTTGTATATAGTTAGAAAGGTTTTTATCAAACGTATCAAAAAAGACTGATGCTGTAGTACCACCTGCTATTACATCTTTCCAAACAAAGTTTGATAAACCTATTGAACCTAATAATTTAAAAGCTGCTGTATATGGAACACCATACTGTACACCAAACTTGCCAAGATTATATGTCAAACTATCTTCATCTTCTTCTGGTATATAAAC